TAGCCAATCCACGAGAGCCAGCAGCACCAATAGTTAAAGGAATTCCAATCATCGGTGCTAATGCAGTAGTTCCTACACTAAGACCAACTGGCACAACACCAGTAGGTGCAAAGCGTCCAAAGAACTTTAACATATTCTGAACATTACCACCCTTGGCAGCTTGCTCAATAGCGTCCTGTTCAGTCTTAGTAAACAATCGCATTTTCTTGTCATTCTTAGCAAGTTGACGCAATTGTTTAGCAAGTGAGTTTTCTTCACCAGACTGAGTAAATTTACTTCTGTCTAGTTTAGCTTCATTAAGCATATCCTCAAAGACTTCTGCTTTCTTCATTTTTGAATAAGCAGTACGAGCCTCAGACCATAACTGACCTGCGTTTTTCATATCCCCAGAAGCAATAGATTCTTTAGGGACAGTCATCAAATAGTTATCGTAGTCATCCAAAAGAATAGATGCCATTCGTCTTTCTTCTGGCTCAATACTCTTTTGACCAGAACGAATCATCTTACGCAATGCTTGAAGTTCAGTCCAATCTTTAGGTTGAGCAGTAGAAGTTAATTCTTCAATAGCACCTGCAACTTTAGGAAACGCTTTAGGCGTATATCCCTCTTGTCTCAAACCTTTTGCAATATCATCCATTGCATTAACAAACTCATCAGTTTTTAACTGAACACCAGACCTTTGAAGTTGGTCATATCTGTCTGTTGCAATTCTGTCTAATGCTTGTGTAGATAAAGCCTCTTGTTTTTGAGGACGCTTAACGCTACCAGCAGCACCTGTAGCCAATGTAGTAGCTGCGCCATACAAAGGATTACCAGTAGCTTCTGTGACTGTTTGTCCAGACATAACAGCAGTAGGAGTAACAATCGCTTGTGTCTTAGGGGCTACAGCAAGTTGTTCTGTAACTCCACGAGTCACAGGAGATGTTGCTGTTGTAGATGCTTTAATCAAAGCAGGGATAGTTCTAGCCACTCCTGTCATTGCTTCTAATCCACCGCCAACAACTCTCTCAGTTGGTGTTTGTGTCTCTGGCGCAGCAGGTACACCAGAACGAGTCATCAAGTTTTGAATAGCTTGAGATGCTGGCATCAATCTCTTTTCAGTAAATGGTGAAGCAATTACATTTAATAGTGCATTAACAGCATCAGCAGCAGGAACAGCCATTGAACCTACAAGAGCACCCAATGGGCCACCATAAGAGCCAATCTGTGCGCCAGCTAATGTAGGGGCAACAGCACGATAAGTTAAACCTGCGCCACGCTCAAATGATTCTCTAAGTGTTGGAGACTTAGGCTGACCTTGATTAAGAACAGCTAAACCAGCATCGGAAACTTTAGTTAAGTCTCCTGATTGCAAAGCCAACAGGTCACTATCAGATAATTGAGTTAAGTCCATTATCCACCGCCTTTTTTGCGTCTTTCAATTTCTGCTTGAATATCATTTTGACTTGGCAATCCACCACTCGTAGCAGTGGCAGTTGGCAATTTAGGTATTGGTGCAGTAATCTGACTTGCAGCACGACCTGATGCAACTTCAGCAGATTTAAGCAAGTTGTTAAGACGCTCTTGCTTTGTTTTAACTGTTGTTGCGCTATCTCCCAACTGTGGGAAATATGATTTCTTATAACCAGCCAACTGTTCACGGCTATAAGCAGCACCAGTCCCCAATGTCAATGCAGCATCAAGAATATCCTCTTGCGCTGCTTCAACAACTTGTCGTTGGTCTGTATTTAATTTGTTTGGCAAAAAGTCTGTGCGTGATACAAAACGAGCAATTTCTGCTGGTGTACTTGGCATAGCTGCTTTAGGGTCTAAACCAATAGCTTCATTCATTTGTCCAACGCTAAAATTCAAACGGCTTGCTAATGTTGCCGCTTTACGCTCACCCTCATTAGGCATATTGATTGTTGTGCTTGGACGCTTTTGGTCTTGTAATTGAATGTAAGCTGCCTGTTGGTCTTTAGGCAACTTCATAAAATCTTGAAACTCTTTAATTGAACCAGCAGGTGCATCAGGTGCGGTATAAAGAACACGCATATCGTCTTTATCAAGAACAACATTTCCAACTGTTACAGTATCACGCTTTTTTGAACCAGCAACTAATCTTGGAGGCATACCAGCAGAAATCTCATAAAGCGCACCATTAACTTCTTTGTACTCTGGTTGCATTGCTTTCTGAGATGCAACCAACTCACTTAGTGCTTTGCGTCCTTCAACAGAACCCATCAATTGAGGAATTGCTTTTTGCAAGTCAAAGCCACCAGCAGTCATTCCTTCGCCTACTCGCTGACCCATCATGTCCTCACCATAAATCTCTTGAGGCTTAGTTACACCGCCTTGGATAACACTTTGAATTCGTTGTTGTTCAGCTAGTTGTTGTTGCTCTAGCTTACGCTTACGAATCATGTCAGCCAACTGGACATTCTGTAATTGGCTTTGCAATGTGTCTTGCATACCGCCACGATATGCTTTTTGACCTTGTTGCAAGCCTTCAACAATAGACTGTCCTGTGTTGCCACCTTGGAATAAACGCCCTGCTAGGGCATACAAGGCTTGTGCTTGTGCATCGTCACGATTACGAGCAATGTCAGCTTGTGACATACCAAGCAGACCCATTGTGTCTGCACCGCCTGTACCGAAAATGTCTAATAGTCCAGCCATGTTATTCCTTATGGGCCATAGTTGTAATAGCCTAAGTCAGCCCAATTAGATGAGTCAACAACATTTGTTGGTGCAGAACCACCAAGGAAACTTGAACTAAATGGATTTAGGTAACTTAAATCAGGTGAACCTAGATTCTTGTAAACAGCAGCACCAGTAGCAGCAGTACCTAATACCTTTTGCAATGTAGAAGTATCAGCAGCACCAGATTGTGTAGTAGAACCAACTCGCCCTAATGGGCTACCATAAACAAGTGACAGATAGTTTTGCAAGTTCTGTTGTGGTTGGTTTTGCAAGAAGTTAAAACGCTGAATGTCAGCACCCAACTGTTGACCTTGGTAACCTTCACGCAACTGACCTGCTGCTAACAATTGCTGAATGTCTTGGTAATCAGTAGCTGCTAACTGTGGTGCTGCGCCAATAGCCTGTTGCTGTCTTGCTCGTTCTTGCTCGTAGTTCTGGTAAGCCAGTTGACCTGCTGTATTAGTCAATGCTTGTGCATATTGACCTGTAGCACGATTCTGCAAGTTACCCATAGCACCAGAGCCATAACGCCCTGCTAGGCTTGCTTTAGAACTAATGTCGCCTAATGTCTGCTGAAATTGAGACTGAGCAGCTTGAGCAGCAGGGGCAAATGCACCTTGAAAGAATGGATTACCACCCAGATAAGCACCACCCAAAGTTCCCTGTAGTTGTTGTTGAGCAAGTCCAGTTAAAGGATTACCTGCTAAAGCACGAGTTTCTAAGGCTTGAACGCCAGCTTGTGTAGTCTGGGAAGGGGAAACAAATGTCTCGCCTGTGTAGTATTGTGGGCCACCGCCCTGATAAAGTTGCTGAGCCTGTCCTAAACCATACGTTAGGTATGGCTCAATTGTGGGGTTAACCAAAGTTCTGGTTTCAGTTACCATCTTTTACTCCTAAAAGTTTCGGATTCCAAGATGGGTCATCCACGGAATCCATTATACATAAATTATTAAAATCAACCAATAATTGCATATCTATACTTCTTATTAGCTGTTGAATTGGCAAAGTGGGTAATCGTAGCCGTTCCCTGTCCTTGGGAACTAGCGTAGATGTTTGTCAACGCTGATGGAGAGATGTAGTTCATTGTAGTAATCAAGGACGCTGTAGATGGGTAATTTGTCCCAGCAGCATAGGCTTGAAGGCTCACCAAAGTGCTATCAGCTTCCCACCATAACTCGACATAATCATTTGCATTTAAACTTAAAAAGTAGTTCCATCCAGTTAAACCATGACCATCAACTGAACCATGCTTACTAGGTATAGCAAAGAATCCTGTTGAGCCAGTAAGATTCGTTCCGTTGATTTTTATCCAAACCCTAACGTCATGGTCTTGCGAGTCCGTATTTTCAAACTGACCAGACCATTGGAAGTTATAAATTCCTGTGTTTTTGACGTTCATCCTAGAACTATTGCTCAAAGTAATGCCATTTGAGTAATCTGTAGTGTCCAGAGTCATCGCATAGGCGGTATTTGCTGTAGCAATAGTTTGGTCAACAAGACTTTGAAAAGCCCCATAAGGCATATAGTCAGCGTTAGCCGCAGCAGAGGCAGGGGCAAAGACAATCACGCTGTCTGGGCCAATCCTTCTGTCTGTCAAAGTGGTAGTTAAAGCACCACCAGTTGCCAGAGTCAAAGTCCCTGTGTTATTGGTCTTTCCGTCCATAATGCCACGGACTACCTCAGCCACAGCCCTCTGGTCACCACCAAATGCAGGTAGGCTTCTAAACATCAGCGAACCCCTTGTGGAGTTACATCCACATCCACGGAGATAGCGTTATCCCAATTGTCACCAGTAGGAGTGACTTTTAGCCTGTGATACCTACCTGCGCTTCTAAGTGGCACACGATTTTCTGAACTAGCAGCCACCGCAGTATTAAAGTTAACACCTTGGTTTAACAGGGTACGAGAAGCAATAGCCACAGTTGCAGAGCCATTGTCAACAATAGGTCTAGCTAGGGTTACTACTGAGTTAGCACCAATGTCCAAATCTCCAGTAGCAATAACGCCTGTCTGACTAGCACCTGTAAAACTCATCACACGAGTGCCTAAAGTACCGCCTAAGAAATACTTGCCGCCAATAAACAACTGTGAGTCTAAACTTGTGGTTAAGGCATCAATAGAAGCAGAAAGACTGTCTAGTTGCTCAAGTGTTACAGACGCAGTAGAGGCTTCAGACAAGAAGTCCGTTCCAGCATCCCCATAAGTCCACTTCTGAGTCTTAAAGTTGTAAATCAGTACGCTTCTGTTTCCGTTAACAGTCTTGTAATTCCAGATTACAAGTTTGCGGATAGGGTCAACGGCAGCAGACATGGTTTTGAAGTCAGATTCAGAAGCGTCTTGTAAGAAAAATCTATCTATTTTTTCTGCGCCAATTGCTGTGACGTTTTGTCCGTCACACATATAAAAGCCATCGTCAGACAAGAAGAAAGTAACACCTTGGTACTGAGCAATAGAACCAGAAGCCATGCAACCCTTACCACGAGAGATGTTGTCAAACTGAAAAATAAACGGAGTACCAACGTAAGTCATTCGGTGAATTGCTCTTTCCAAAAGAACAAGACCAAATTCACCACCACGGATTCCTACAATCTGTCCACCATCAGGAATGTCCTGATAATCAGACTGTGTGTTTACATCCTCAGTCCAATCTGTTTCGTTATTTAATGCAGACCAACGAACACGATACTGTTGCTGAGTAGTTTCTAGCGTATTAGCGCAAACAACAAAATCACGCACGACAGTAATGAACTTAGCAATAGGCGCAGTAGCCGATAAATCAGCAAACGATGTAGATGTTCCTAGCGTCCATGCTTGAAGTTTCTCAGCATTGTTTGTAGAGATTACAGTCTTGCCAAACTGAGTAAAACGAACCCTGTCGTTAGCACCAGTTGTCATTCCAGTTTTAACCTGAGTGATAGCACCAACACCAGTAACTGTGTAAATCTTAGTTGCGCCAGCAGCAAATAGTTCAGTATCACCATTAGGCTTTTTAGCAGCATAAAGAGCAGTCAAGTCTTCAGCAGCGTTACTTGTTGAGAACGTCACAGGAGTGGGAAATGGGCCATAACCGATAGCCTGACTAACCACGTTCTTAGCGTCAGTCAACGCACCAGACACGCTAGGCTGGTCAGGCATCCACTCACCAAAAGTTAGTTTTGTCGTAGCCATGTATTACTTCCTTGCGTCTGAATTGTCCATGTATTGTCATTAGCAGATACTGGAGTCCATGTGTTTGTGTCGCCAGAAACAGCAGTCCATGTATTTGAATCTGTGCTTACTGGTGTCCAAGTGTTGTCATCTACGACAACAGGAGTCCAGTTCTCACCAAGGATTACACCTTTAGCAGTTACCAAAGATATACCATTGATAGATACCAAACCTGCATAAATTGCAGAAGCATTAGCTATTACATCAGCCGTAGCCGTAATACTTGCACTAGCACCAACAACTAAACCACCATTAGCTACTACTGTTGCATCACCAGTAATTGCACCGCTACCAAACTGAACCCTGATAGCGTCAGCAGTTACAGTTGCGTTACCAGTTACAGAAGCTACTGCATTTGCTACGATTCCACCAAGAGCCGTAACAGTTGCATTTCCAGTTATATCTGCAATACCAAACTGGACACGAGTTCCATTGGCAGTTACATCAGCATTAGCGGTAATACTTCCACTAGCAAACTGGACACGAGTAGCATCTGCGGTAACAGTAGCATTACCATCAATAGCACCAGAGCCAAACTGCACCCTAGTTGCATCACAGGCAACACTAGCAGAGCAATCAATGCTTGCACTAGCAAACTGAACCCTTACTGCATCTGCCGTTACTGTCGCTGTACCATCTACCGCCCCACTACCACTCTGAACCCTTATAGCATTGGCTACAACGCTTGCAGACGCAGTTACAGACCCATAGGCATCCCATAGGGTTACAGATGTTGTATAAAGTGGACTATCGAGTGTGAGTGTTAAGTCATCAATGCTAGACTTTAATTGGTCTAGCGAATCAATCGTCCACGGAGGCAGTAAATCAGCCATCTCACGCTAAAGTAACGCTCAATGAACCAGAAGCAATGCGGAACACATCACCAGTTGCGATAGTCTTAGATGCGTCTAGTGGTGAGTGATACAGCAAGTTACCTGCTGTAGAAGCATCACGAATACCAATATAGGCAACAGTACCCCATGAGCCACCAGCTTGAGGAAACTCAATAGCAGCAGAGTTGGTAGTTGCACCATTGCTAGGCGCACCAAATGTAATTGACTGACGAGCATACGATGTACCAGATACTTCTGTACCTGTGTCAGCGTCTGTTGGGTCAGATGTGTAAAGGGCTAAGTACACAGTCGTTGGTGCTGTGTAGCTAGTTGCTCGTAGAGTTACGTTAATTAACGCTGTCTCAAGGTAATTTGACATTTCAGCCATGATGTTGTCCTATATAAAATTTATTACTTTTCGCCATGTTTTCTTCCGCAAGAAGAATTCTTAAATTCTCTGGAACATGAAGACCTGAGACATATTTTCCTCTTAATGGAATGATGTGGTCAACATGATATTTTTTACCTTCTTTATCGCTTAACTGTTTTGCTTCAAGATAAATTTGCTTAATATTTTCAAAGTCTTGTTTTGTTAGCCAACAAGGAACACGCTTTAATTTTGTTGCTCTTTTCCTAGCTGATTGCTCTAAAACTTTATGAGGGTTTTTCTTTGCCCATTCCTTAACTTTAGAAGAATTAAGCAATTTAAACTCATTGTTATCTTTTATTTTTTCGTAATGTTTTTTTGCTGCTTCTAGCATTTTTTCTTTGTTTTCATTATTCCATTTTTTTATAGCAAAAGAAACTTTCTCTTTATGCTTTTCAGCATACCGCTTTTGAGCAGCCCTTCGTAAAATCTTTTGTTCTTCAGTAAGCATTTTTATCTTGCTGTAAGTTTCATAGCCAAAGGAACGCCTGAATATTGTCCTTCTTCATCAGATTTCGTCAATGAAGAAATTGCCCTGTCGTACATTGACCCCCAAGTGTTTATCCTTGCGTCATTGTATAAATAAGGCTCTGCTTCAACCAATGCGCCATACAGCAAACCATCAGGTGCAACATTTAGAAATACGTTAGATGTGTTACTGCTTGACAGGTATGGAGGCGCAGCAAAGTAAAGCATCTTTAGCGTATAAACACCATCAGGTGCAGGTGCTAATTGAAACTCACTTGCAAGAATCGTGTAAGACAAAGGAACACCAACTTCTGATGTTCTCAGGTCATTAGATAACGATGATGGACTAGAGTAACTCAATGGTTGAATTGGGTTAGTCATCACAACAAAGTCACGAATCTCTAAGAAGTCGCTAGGTAGTTCTACAGTTGCATCACCAGAAACTGTGCTGGTTGTTACAGACTTGAGCATCT